AGAATCATTTGGTGCAGTGTCGTAAGCACTATTTGTTGCTCTTTTGTTAATCTGTAAAACCTCACCAGGCTTTATAGGGTTACTTTCTATTCTTATCTTATTTGTCACCCTTCTTAAAGCACCAATACTTGGTATATGAGTTTTGGTTTCATCCACAACGTTTCTGAAAAAATTACCACTAAACCCGCTATGTGAACCAGATGTTGAAGGTGTTGCTTTCGAACTTACGTCTAGTATTCCGACTGTATCTGTCGCTAAATTCTTATTATCATTGAATGAATATCTAAGCACTAAGTTTTGATACGAAGATGTTTGGTGATTACCCTCATAGGCTTGAGGATTGGATATATGATTTTTGAAGTGTTTCACACCTAAAGTTTCAGTCCAATGCCTGTACTCCATAATAGAACCGGAAAACTGAACACCAACATTTGGTTTAGTACCACTACCACCTATGTAAATATCACCATCTGTCGCATAATTTAAATTAAAAGATGATGATGCTGCAATATCAGTTGACATTGTAACCGCAGAAAAAATATTTAGTTTACTTCTACTTGCATCATACTTACCAACGGATAATTCGAATGATTGAGAAACGTTACTAGCATCTGATCCAGAGGTCCTTCTGAGCATTACTGAATAAAAATCGCCGTCATAAACAGGTAGGTTTGATGATGATACCTCTTTCAATCCATCCGAACCGCTAAGTTGAAAAGCAACATGACCAAAATTATCCGTAGAATTATTGTCTTTCAATCTTATGTAAAAACTTGAAGATGGATTTGCTGATTGTTTTTCTACTAATATCTGATTTGAACCAGTGGCTGCTCTAAATCTAAACTCAATGGTATCCGGCTTTCTCTCAGTGCCTGTTAGACTTCCAGTCCAAGGTGTCTTAACAAACTGAGAACCTCTGAAATCTAATGCTCTCGTAAATTTTCTACTTATCTCAAACTGTGGTAAATCATTATTGGGAACATCTGGTCCCCCATATTCCTTCACTCTTAAAATAGTTGATGGTATACCATAGACATTTATTAATCCTTTTAATGCTTTTACAGTCCCTTTATTCTTTAAAAAGAACGGCATGTTATTTATAATACGGCTCCAAATCTCACGAGATATATCCTTTTCAGCTACCGCAGAATAATCAGAGTAGACTGAACCTGTAACTTCTGCACCTGTAGCATATCGAGGTAAATCAACTAAATCCGTTCCATCACTCAAAGTCCAACCCAAAGATTTACCAACTTCATACAGTAAATCTTTAGAAATACCCTGATCTAAACTCTCCCTTCTATCAAAGACATCTCCCATTGCTTTGATATATAACCATATTTCATCGAAGTGATGACCAAGCATATCTGTAAACCTTAGATATAATTCATTACTGGTATCTATTCTTATGTGTTCTGGTAATAGAGAACTTAATTTATTTAAATTTTCTTCATCATACAATGAAGCAGACTTAATTGAGTTTGTGTACCAAGCTGTTGCTTGTGATGATGTTGTATGTGCAAGAACATAAGGACTTCTTACTGTACCTGCACCAGATGCTTTAGGCCAAGCATTATCGTGAAATACTCCCAACGAACTACTTACATAAGATGAACTTTCGAAAAACATATAATGTTCAAAAGCATCAAAATTATTTTTAACCTCTTTCGTAAGTGTCTCCCATTTCGTTATATCTTTGAGAGAACCACTAATACTTTCCAAAGAACCACTTTGAGCATTGTAAGATTCAATAAGTTCTAATTTATACTTAAAATTTTCTAATCTTCTTTGGACCGAGCCAAAGTTTACAAAGTTTTTGTATTGTGTGTAATCAACATTAATTTCTGCACTATCTAAACTTTGTGATATGAATTGATTCCTTAGAGTTTCAGATATATTGGTATCAGATGTTAGTAAATCGGTTTCACTTTTGAATTGAGATGACCTTCTTACGATACCACTATCTAAATTACCCAAATCAGGACTTTTTAAAACTCTATCTCCTACTTCTTCAGGTATGAAGTCAACAACTTTCATACGCTCTACAGAAGTCTCAGCCATTTCCTTTACAATAGTGATTTCATCAAATCTTTTTATACCCTGTGGTAATGGTTGGTATAATTTAAATACAATACCATGTGGATAATTACCGATTGATTGTTTGTCTTGTCTAAAATTAGTCGTTAAGAAAAAACTATTTTCATATTTGATGTAAGTTCTTAACTCACGAGGATTGAAAATTAAATACTCAGTTTGATAAGATGAATATACACCATTATTACTGGTATTATCATAAAAAGCTTCGGCCGGATTGTCATCCTCACCTAACTCCAATGCAACATCGGAAAAAGTTTTATTTGTTGTAATTGTCAATCCATCATCACTTACAGTTTTTATCTGAGCTACAAATGGTTTTAAAACTTCCTCCGTTGTACTTTGTGCTGTAAATTCAAATCGAACCTGAACATTGTCAATCCAACTTACGCCGAATGTATCTGTGCCAAAAATGTCATGTCCTTCAAAAACTAATGACCATGTACTTGTTGAACCTAAAATCCAATCCTCCCTAACAGGTATTGATACAGTAAAGGTTTCCCACTCATTCGACTTAGTAGTTCTCACCGGTGGTTCCGCAGGTCTAGCGTATGAATATGCAAGAGGCACTACACCTTGATACTCCCAGCCGGGATCAATCGCACCGCTCCACCTCCAAAATTCACCAGGTGATAAAACACCTATCTTTCTAGGATCTGCAGCGTAATCAAATTCTGGTTCAATCTGGTTGTCTAAATAAACGGCTTGTGGATTATAGTTTAATGCAGAAGGGTTTAGAACTCCAAACTGTAATTCCTGTCCTCCACTATCATCCACACGCTGGGAAATACCAGCGTTGAAGAAAATATCATTAATTGCTGAAGTATTTTGTATTCCATTACCTACTAAGATACCTGGAGACACCTCGTCTGTTCCAACTATTTTAACAGTCTGAGGTTCATTAAATTTTATGTGATGGAATTTCGACCAATAATGAAGTTGTTCATCATCATCCTCATTACCAGCTGGTATACCATACATTTCAAAACAAACCTGTGGCTCGCTATCTAACCAAAGATTAAACTCTTCATTTTCGGAAATGTTTTGGGGTGCTTCAAAAGGTTCAAAATCCGCTGATGTGGCACTAGGAAATGCATTTAAAAAATGTCTAGTGGTAGAAGTGCTTCGTCTAAATACCTTACTACCGACTAGAACGAAAAATTCAAATCGATAAGATTTATCTGGCCTGGTTCTAAGGGTTATTTCATAGCGATTACCGTTATTCAGTATAGACTGATTCAATATTTCTGAAATATTCTCTACAGCTTTTATTTCTATTTGATATTGAAAATCTTCATTTTTGTATATATTTGCAATCTTGTTTGATTTACTCGTACCTAAACCATCATTATAACATATCACATAACCCTCTGGTGTATCTTCTGATTGGGTTAATTTTCTATCTCTGGTTATTGACTGAATGTAACCACCATTAGCAAATATCAGATAATCTAAAGTTCTACCATTAGCATCTACAACACCATCACCGTCTTCGTTGATAATCATCTTAATCGCACCATAGTATGAGTTGACACTACTATATGTTGATGTAAGAAAAAATTCAGTAAATGTATAATGTTTTGCATTATCGAAATTCGAATCAGGAGTTACCTCCCAAAGTAAATCATCCTTAACTAATACTGCTTTAGCATCAGCACCACCTCCGCCTACAAAACCCGTAACCCAACCTGCATTTTCTCCTACGTTTGTTGTCCTTACAAAGACAGGCACACCCACACCCTGTTGTTGATAAATGCTTTTATTCACTGCATTAGGAAATTCCTCAGCACTAACCGTGCCGGGTGTGGCTTCGGGTAGTGAATAGCCATTACCAGTATTTGGTGTCCAAGAGATAGCAATACCATCCCAAACCCATTGTCCACCAGCACTTACCAATCCATCAAATAGATTGAAACCTGAATAATCGGTATTTATCTCCCATGTTATTGTTAGGGTATTGTTAGTACCCTCTACACTTTGAATTTTCCAAAATCCAACCCCGCCAAAAAGCGTATCAGCTGTTGTCATACCTATATTCAATGGGCCATTCAAACCGATGGCTATCGCCTGTGCTTGTTGAGCATCTAGATTAAAGTATTCAACTATTCCATTTAGATTACTTGGTGGTTCAGGTTCCACACCAGAAAGGTCACCTGGCCCAATAAAACCATCGGGTATCGGCGGTATCTCTTCCTCAATAGGAGGAGCTTCAGGATCATAAAAGCCATTAGGTGGGTTTGTAGGTTTATCTTCTGTCAGAGCTGCATTTGGATAACGAGCGGTAACTCTAAGTGGCTTATTGACTACCGTACTTTTAGCATCAAACGTAACGATTATATTATCATTATGACTTACACCAAATGTGGTTAGATTAGTGCTATAGTTTTGTTGTATCAGCAATGGTCTGTGCGGTTCTCCTACTGGCCAAAAATCTATTGTCTGTTCATAGGTTTGATTGATATCTGGAAATTTCATACATACACCACCGTCCTTTCCTTCATCTTGCACCCAATGTGCCCAATAACCGAGACCCATAGTCTCATTCCATATTGATGTCGGTTTCTGTAACCAACCTAAATAACCTGTACTCCAATTCTGAACCTCAATCGCTTTTTCATGTAGGTTTGCATCCCATGTAAACTCATTTGCCAAAAATTTTACATTAGTTAAATCTCCAATAACCACAAGTTCTCCACCACCATTAATTGCTATGTCATCACTCTTTGGTGTTGATAAAATTTCATCAACAAGATATACGTCATTTATAGTAATCGTACCATCAACCATTCTTGGTGTAAAAACAAAATCATCTATTTGTGGGGTTATCCTAAGTGTATTCACATCATTTAAATTCTCGCCTTCATTCACCAAAAATTCTATTACAGAACCTTGCATGGATATCGATTTTCTTACCGTCTCTCCTAATCTAAAAAAATCCTCTTTGTAATTCAATCCATCAAAATTTTGAGCTCTTAATCTTACCTCAGTACGAGAGGGTGATATTGCGTCAATCTGATATTTTAGATTTTTAACTTGTAATTCCTGTCCTCTTTCGAAATAGTCACCATTTACATTCAGTTTTTCATAAACGATACCATCATCCGTAATTTCAATATTCTGATAATCTTCCCAAATATGGAATTTACCATCTTCTGCATTCGGTGTTGTTCTTACCAAAATTGTTGTATCATCGCCTGCTAATCTTCTCAGAAATCTATAAGTTACGTTGTATGTACCTGAAGTAATTTCAGAATCTTTGAAATGTTCTGGTGGTTGTAGTAATAAATTACCATTATCTTGTAGGTTTATTTGAGAAAATGGAATGTTACGAAATTCGATTACGTTGCCATTTAAGTCTGAAAGTTGAAAGAATATAAAATCACGATTTTCTCTACTTCCAAACACACCATTCTCATAAGGCTTATTACCAATTCTTATTTTATTACCTGCTGATAATAAATTTTTATCTTCTTGTCTTAGATTACTCGCCATTATAGTTCCGTTATATTTCTATTAATAACCTCATCTAATATATCTTCATTGATTTTATACTGTTCAACTTCTAGCGTTTTAAGATAGGATGTAGTTTCATCCTCATACAACTCACCTGTATACGGATTTTCAAATAGTAATATTGTCCCATCTTGATCTCTAGTCAACAAACTACCATTATCTTCACCACCACTATTTAAGAAAGCAGTCCTATAAAGTTCTCTTTGTGCTTCATAAGCCTGTTCATCTGCATTTATCAAATTTTGATAATATTCGTTTTGTTGAAGTTCTTCTTGTGTGTAAGGCATTTTTATCTCTCAACTTTAAATACATAATCGTCATCATAAAAATTTACAATTTCGTTTGCGGTATTACTACCACTAACAACTTTAAATTCAAATTTATAGTATCTTTCTGATTGTAATCCATTCATCCATAAATTGAAATAATTACCTGTAGAGTCACAGCTTATAAGAGAGCCTGTTCCAAACGGTATTATTGTTTCTTCGGTATCTGCATCTTTAACCGAATAGTAAGCACCGTCACCACCGATACTTTCTATACTACCGCTTGGTAAATACTTTACAGTTAGGAATTCCGAAGAGGTATTTGAAAATGATTTAGTAGGATACCTTCCTCTACCTACCAATCTAAACCTTACTTGTGAATTCTCTTTATAGGTTTTACGAATATTTTTCATGTAAACAACCGTATCCTCTAATTCCGTTGAGTTTAGTGGTGATAAGGAACCTGTGCTCCATTGTGTATCATACCACTCTACCTCTAATTTAGGTGGATAAACTGTGTTAGTTTGTCTTGAAAAGAATGAAAAATTACCAAGTCTATCATTACTACCCTCATCTGTGTTTATATCTAAGTTTCCAACGCTACCACTTCTCTTGAGTATGAAACCCTCATTGGGTCTTGTACTACCTAGCCACTTGTTTACAATAGGTGTAACATCCATTCTTAAATCTCTAGTCTCATAACTAAAAGATTGTGATGCATAAACATCATCAAACCACGTTCCACCTGATGCTGATATAGAACCTGTCCACAATGTTCTCTGTGTACTACCATCTCTGAATCTCCAACTACATCCCTCTTCAGTTAGTGGACTATCTGCTGAGAATCCTTCACCAACTACCCAACTCTGACTTACTGCATAGGCAAAAAGTGATTGACTATAAGATAAATTCTTAGGATCTGCATCATATAAATTTAAATAAAATTTTGGATTTGATATTGTACCCCTAACCATCGATGCCGAAATGTAAGATAAATCAAATTGAATCAATGCACGTGAAACTTTTGGATTTTTTCCTGATGCGTTTAAATCTTTTCTAATTTCTAAAATCTCATCAAGTCCTGTATTTTTACTTGCACTCATTTGATATATAGTTGTATCCTTTTCTGGAAAAATAAAATAATGCATTAGTTACCCCCCGCTGAACTACCCACAACTCTTCCTTCAATATCCACATTTGGAAATTTCAACTCAAAGCAACTTGGGTCGAGAGATGGATATATGACTCCTTCTTTGGTTGCGGCATTTAAATCATAAATATTACCTGAGTAACCTTGCGATGCTAGAACTTTATTAACAATCAATACTGGTAAACCATTTGGATTATTTTCTTCAGGTGGTACAACTGCAGAGACACCATCAACTAAAGATATTTGATAGGCCAAATCTGCTAGTATAATTGGTTGTCCTATTTGCCACTTATCTGTGATGAAAAAGTTTCTCACCCTCTGAATGGCTTTCAAAACGACTTCTTCACCATTGTAACCAACTTTTGAAAGTATGTTAAATTTTACACCTATGTTAATTACAAAGGCATCTTTGATATTTACTGCATCTGTAACCATTCTGAATTGTGTTAGATAGGTTTGTATATTTTCTTTCACCGCCCTATTTACTTGTGTTAACTTTTTCTGTGCATCATAACCCAACACATAAAGATTTAAAGCCAATGGATTCATAATTCTACTGTCTGCATTTGCATCACCAGTGTTGTTTAGGTCAAGTTGACTATCTTGTATGACGCATGCTTTTGCTATATTACCAAACTTAGGAGGCAAAGCATAGGTTCTGACAATATAATCTTCCTTTGTTACAACTCTTTGTTGTGCTTGAAAATATGCCAATGTATTGTTCTTAACTTCTACAATACTTTCTGCACTCCTACCACCTCGTGCAGGTTGTGGATTAGTCACTGCTAGTGATGCTCTTGTTGCCCCGACTAATGCACTGTTCAAACCTGTCGTATCTAGTTCGACATTTAATGCTTGTATTTTAGTAAGGGTGTTGGAAGATATATTATGACTCACTCCCCCACCATATCTGTATGTTATTGTGAGTGTTGTGTTTGAAGGTGCTTGTCCATATGCTTTTGTATTCAAAAAATTAGATGGGTCGAATGCTACCCCCAACTGACTTGGGGAACCAGGTAATGTAGAACCTACCTCATCAGGATTAGGTATAATCTCCTCATCTGGATTACTACTAATACCGGCACCGAATCTAATTTCTGTCTTGTTATCTTCTCTTATAAATGTCGTAAATCTTCTTGCAGTTTTCAAAAGTTTTAATAAGTAGGGAGTTGAATCAGAATATTGTGCCAAATCAGCATCATTAGCAGGTGTATTTTCCATATCTGTGTATACAGTATCTTGTGCTAAAAACGGCACCTCATACCAATCGTTACCATCACTATCCGTACAGGATAATATTTCTGTTACGTTTTCGTTACTAAGACTTACTCTATCGTACTTAACTGCATTTCCGAATGTAAAAAAGTCTTGTGCGATATCACCACTATATGCTCGTACAGATTTTTTCAGTAAGTAGCTTACAGGTACATTGTCATTTGTTTCGAATACAGATATCTCCAAAGGATCATAAGATGATGAAAACTTAAAATTACAGTCTTCAGTTGTTGTAAATTTGATACCTGATTGTGATTGTAGTTGCATACCTGATTTTATAATCATAGAGTAATTCAAATCAGGATTAGTAACATAATTAGTACCAGTTCCACTACTGACTGCTGGAACTGTTTGAAAAACATCTACATTGGCTATAGCAGGTGATGATAATTTCGGTTTATAACCAAATGTTTGAGCCATATTGTAAACAGTTCTTTTTTCTTGTGCAAAAGCCATTAGAGACTCTTTGAACTGATTATCAATATAGTAAGAAAGAACGTCACCTACATATGACGCCATTTCGATAAACATCATACCCGGTGATGCTTCATTGAAATCATTATAGTCTTTTGGAAAATATATTTTAGCAAATTCAATCAAATTGTTTTTGAAAGAAGTAAAATCTTTATTTAAATATCTTACTTCTTTAACTGAATTATTTTTGGGTGCTGTGTAAGGCATTTTGTTCTCCTACTAACCTGGTGTATTACCACCAATATTTCCTTCGGTATTCGCTTCTAAAGAAGGTAATTCCAAAGTGACTTCTTCAAGAGTTAATTGACTTTGTTGAATAGAAAAAATAATTCTTGGTGTTATTGTATTACCTGAAAATGAGAAGGTGACTTCCCGTACTGAAACAAAGGGTAGAAATTCTTTAATACTCCCTCTGATGATCTCCTCTATTTTGTTTTCTGTATCTGTTCCTTCGGGTTCAAATAATACTGTAAACAAATCGCTACCAAAATTAGGATTACCTAATCTCTCACCTCTTCGTGTTAATAGAAGATTTTTAATACTTGATTTAGTTTGTTCTAGTAAAGTTTGAGTACGTTTAAATACACCTTGCTGATGTCTACCCAAAGGCAAAGTTAAACCAATAAAAGTATCAGGATCTAAATCTTTTTCTATTACACTCATAATAATTTACCATCTTTCTTTTTTAAAGCCGTCATTACACCTCTGTAATCTTTTGTTAGGTTATCCATAACATCCTTTACCGCTGGATTATTAGGATCTACTCCAGCAGATTGTGCAGTCTGTATAGCTGATGCTTTTCTTCTACTTTCTGCATCTCCTGCTATATTACCATAACCTAACATTTCTGCCATTCTACCTGTGTCATAAGGCTTACCACTCATGGTTGGATACTCTTCTGTATCTTTACTTATGGTTTCATTTAGGGCTTGTTCATTCGGATTATTTTCGAAGGATTGAGATTGCATCTTTTGAGAGACTACCTTTTTACCTTCACTAATAAGTATTTGATTTAGTTCTTTTTTAACTTCGGATTTAACCAATTCTCTGATTAAACTTACAAGTTTTTTTGATTCCGACATATTTTACTCCTGTTTAATATAAATATCTACTTTTTTAAAAGTTTGTCAATCTGAACCACAAGCA